GGTATTTACTATTCTCAAGCTCCGAGCAAGCGTAATAAAAACGGTTTTCAGGCTTTGTATTTCATCGCTAATAAATCGGCCTCGGGTGCGATCTATGAAACCGCAGGCAGAGCTAACCCGGGCGGATCTCCTAAGAGTAAATCGAATAACCCTAACGCCGGTGCTAATTTTGTTAGCCGTATGGGTCCTCTTTATGGAGATAGTCGCGAGCGCCGCGGTCGTATGATTTTTAGAGCGTGGGCCGAGGATCAGGGCAAGGCTCAAGCTGCGGTAATACAAGCGATCATAAATACAGTAAACGGCTTTAATCAAGGCCGTTACGATAAGGCGGCATAATGCAAAATATCCCTAGCCTTGTCGTAAGTGCCGTATCTACGTGGGACGGTAAAGCTCTTGCCAAGGGTCAGAAACAGATCGGCGGCTTTGAGAAAGGCGTAAAGACTTTAGCTAAAACTCTAGGCGCTACTTTTGGCGCAGCGGCTATGTTGTCTTACGGTAAAAATGCCGTAAAGGCTTTTGCAGAAAATGAAAAGTCTGCCAAGCGCCTAGAGATGGTATTAAAAAATATTGGTTTGGGCTTTGATACCGATGCTATTGAGAAAAACCTCGGCGATATATCCGCCAAGTTTGGCTATGAGGGCGAGATTTTACGCGAGTCTTTCCAAAAACTAATAACCGTTACAGGCGATACCGCTAAGGCTCAAGATCTATTAAACCTATCGCTAGATGTCGCGGCCGGATCGGGCCAAGATTTACTGACCGTTAATCAAGATTTAGCAGGGGCCGTAGTAGGTAACACTAAAGGCCTAAGAAAATATAATTTAGGGCTCACTCAGACCGAGTTAAAGACTTTAGATTTTAATGATGCCGTTGAGTTACTGACTAAGACTTTTGCCGGAGCAGGTGCGGCAGAGCTTGAGACATACTCCGGAAAGATGCGCGTACTCAAAGAGGCGGCAGGTAACGCTCAAGAGATTATAGGTAAAGGTCTAGTAGATGCTTTGTCTAAATTAGGCGATGATAAATCCGTAGCTAGTTTAGCTAAAAACATGGAGGACGTGGCAGATTATACCGCCGATGTTATTCGCGGTATTGGCGTGCTCATAGAAAAGATTAAGAGCATACCGGGCGTTGAATTTTTAGATCCTCAAATGATCCCTCTTATACCAACTTGGATAGAGTTTTTTAATTCGCTAGGTAAAGTAGGACCTCAACCATTTACTACGCCTATGACGATATCGGGCTCTACCGATGCTCAAGTAAAGGCAGACAAAGCTAGAGCCGCCGCAGCCGCAGCCGCAGCTAAGCGCGAAAAAGAAAGATTAGCTTTATTAAAAAAGCAAGAATTAGCAGAGAAAAATAAACTTTCGTTATCAAAGGCTGCGGCCGTATTCGATACTAACCGCATATCTATCGCCGCGGCTCTACGTGCTACATACGATAAGGACACGATCCTACGCCTCGAGGCTTTACAGGCTATCGAGGAGGACAACGGCGAGCTCGCCCTTAAGAAAATTACAGAGCTTGGCTTATTACAAAAGGCTACCGATGCTGAGAAGTTAGCGGGCATTACAAAGATTAGCGGTGCAACTTTAGAGGCTCTTAACACGCAGCTACTAAAAGAGCTCAAAGTTATCAATGATAGCAAGATGGCAGAAAGCGAAAAAGAAGCTGCTCGACAAATTGCTTTCGGTAAATACAATGCAGCTATTACGGCTGCCGGTGACTTGGCAGCTAAAGAAAGTTATAACGAGCGCGTACAAATACAATTAACGGAAATCGCTAAGCTCGCCTCTTTGAGTAATACGACAAACGCGGCTCTAACTCTTAGCAAGTTAGTCGAGTCTGCCGAGCTATCAATGATCGACCGCGTAGCCAAGGCACAAAAGGCGGCCGATGATGCTCGCCTCAAGGCTTTACAAGAGTACGCCGCAGCTTTAGGCAGAGTCGGATCCGGTGCGGCGGTAGGCGGCACTACTACAAAAGGTGCAGACACTACGAAAAAAGGTGACGGTACAATTACCGTTATTCCTAAAGAAACAATACCGGGAATTACACCGGGCGACACCGTATCTAAAATAAATAAAGGCGATGCACTTACAGTATCTACGGACGTACTTATAGAGGCGGTCGAGGCTGCAACAGAAAGAGCTAACGCTTTTGCCCTTTTAACTGAGATGGCAAACGAGGCGGCCGAGTTAGCGTTAGAAACTAGCTCGCTTGGCGCTATTGCAGGTACTCTCGATTTAGAAAGAATAGCTCAGACTTCATTTCTTGCAGGCTTATCAGGCGGAGCAGGAGTCGCAGGTGCAGCAAGTGGATCACGATACGCGGCTCAAGCTGCTCGAGCATATAACATAACGATTAACGCCGGCGCTATTGCATCTCAGGATGAGTTTAGTACCTTGCTACAAGAAACTATCCAAAAGATTAACCGCGACGGAGATCCTTTATTAGTGGCAGGCACTCTATGACCGTCCCTACAGTAAACGCGATTATTAACTTTTCTACGGGTCCGGCTTTCGCTCAAGCGATGATCCTTAATAGCGGTATTTTAGGGACAAACGTATTAGCCGACTCTGAGGCTTTGATCGTAGACGTATCGGATCAAGTAGACGGTATTACAACTATGCGAGGCCGTAACGCTCAGGCGGACGTATTCCAAACAGGTACGCTAACTCTCCGTATTGTCGATCAAAATGGCGACTTTAATCCTCAAAATGCCGCCGGCCCTTATTACGGGTTACTTACTCCGATGCGTAAGGTAGCGATTACGGCTACTTATCAAGGTGTCGAGTATCCAATATTTAGCGGCTTTATTACTAGCTATACGACTACTACGCCTAAGATGGCTACCGATGTAACCTATACGACTATTACGGCGGTAGATGCTTTTAGACTTTTCCAAAATAGTCAGATATCGACCGTTACTCTAGCTGAGGCCGGTGACTTACCCGGAGAGCGTGTAAACGCTATCCTCGACGAGATCGCTTGGCCTCCATCGCAACGCGAGATCCAATACGGTACGACTATTTTTCAGGCAGACCCGGGCAACCCTCGCACCGCTCTTAACGCCTTACAAACGGCTACTATCTCTGAGTACGGCGCTTTGTATATCGATGCTCGCGGCTCCGTAGTGCTGCACGATCGGGCTTTTTGTATCGACTCTCAGGCTTTCCCGGTAACTAAATTTAATGATAATGGGACCGATATAAATTACTTTAATGCTATATGGCGCTTAGACGATACTCAGGTTTATAACTCTGCCTCTATTACAAAGATAGGCGGTACGGCGCAGCTGGCTCAGGATCAAGCCTCGATCGATGAGTACTTTGTGCACTCATATAATCAAACTAACCTAGTCATGGATACCGACCAAGCCGCACTCGATTACGCACGCGCCTACGTAGCAAGCCGTAAAGATACGCAAACTCGATGCGATGCGGTAGAGCTTGATTTATATATGGACGATTATAACGATGGCATCTTGGCCGCACTTACTTTAGATTTTTTTGACCCGGTAGAGGTTACGACTAATCAGCCTGGTAACTCGACCCTGCAACAGACTTTACAAGTGTTTGGCGTAGTACACCGTGTTACGCCTAACTCATGGAAAACGACATTTACAACACTAGAGCCGATTATCGACGGCTTTATATTAAACTCATCACTATATGGAGTGCTCGATACCTCCGTATTAGCATACTAAGGAGCAAGGTTATGGCAGCTGGTCAAGGTTTTAAGACCTTTGTAACGGGTGAGGTATTAACCGCCGGTGACGTAAACGGCTACCTCATGCAGGGCATTAACGTATTCACAAACGCTACCGCTCGAGATGCGGCTATCACCGCACCGGCCGAGGGACAGTTTGCATTTACAAAAGATAATAACTCTTTATGGTATTACGACGGTGCAGCTTGGGTAGCCTCAGGTGCCGCAGGTGACATCGATGGAGTTACCGCAGGTGTAGGTATTAGCGGAGGAGGTACCTCAGGTACCGTAACCGTTACTAACTCCATGGCTACGGCTATCGATGCTAAAGGTGATCTAGTACCCGGGACAGGTGCAGACACTTTCGCACGTTTAGCCGTGGGTGCTAACGACACCGTACTTACGGCAGACTCAACAACGGCTACCGGATTAAAATGGGCAACACCGGGCGGCGGTGCGGTTAAACAAATAGTTACCGCTACTTATTCGACGACAGTAAGTACGGCCGGTGCTACAAAAGTAGACACAGGTTTAACGGCAACTATTACCCCATCAAGCTCATCATCTAAAATATTAGTTTTTGTCGGGATACCCGGATTTTTAGTAAATACAACTAAAACAGATGGTTACGCCGAAGGTGATGCCTATGTTTTGCGCGGCGCGACCGTTAAACAGTACGGCTGGAATTATGAATATTTAACACTACCTACCGCCGCAGGTACTAAAGAGTTTGGTAATTCTTTAGCATTTAATTACGTAGACTCCCCGGCCACTACCTCGGCAACAACTTATAAATTACAAATTGCGAGTGACTCGGCATCCACGACCGTTAGCACTAATGCCGGATCAGGTACCGGCCCTATCAGTATGATTTTAATGGAGGTGTGACCATGAAAGAAAAACTAGCAGCGTTACAACGTTTGCGACCAAATTGCGAGTTTTATTTAATTGGAGAAAATATGCAGGATGTAGTTTGGGTAAATCCAAGCAACACTACAACGCCAACCGACTCAGAAATAGATGCCTGCGTCGCACAAATGGCACAAGATGTAATAAATGATAAATTAAAAATTGAGGCGGCTAAATTGGCTGCACAACAAAAACTAGCAGCACTTGGAATTACCACAGATGATTTAGTAGCTTTAGGCCTTTAATGGAGACAAGCTACAACGGCTACCCGGCCTCTAAAGATCCTGCCGAGATTAAAATAAAGTCCTACCCCGTAAAGGGTACGGATCGTAAGCTGCGATGTGCTGAGAGTGTGGGGCCACTACTCGCAGCCTTCGCGGCTGAATTTCACGAGCTAATCGAGCCGATCGATGAGGGCACGTTTGACGATTGGGCGTACGCCTACCGCATGGTGCGAGGCAACCCTACAAAATTATCGTGCCACTCCTCCGGTACCGCTATCGATCTAAACGCTACAAAGCATCCACTAGGTAAGTACGACACTTTCCCGGCTGAAAAAATACCAATGATTAGAGCCCTTGCTAAAAAGTACGGCCTCAAGTGGGGCGGCGATTTTAAGAGCAGGCCGGACGATATGCACTTTGAGGTAGAGGTGTCGGCTACTAAGGCTAAACAACTAATAGAAAAGTTAGGATTAAAAGATGCCAACTAGCAGACAAGTAACCGTAACTACATCAGCGACTATTTTGGTGCCTGAAAGCATAGGAGATCAAACAGCTTTAATACACGCTACTAATGATGATCTATACATAGGCGGAGCGGACTTAACTACCGCTAACGGTTATCTTTTAGATCATAAAGATAAAATCACGGTACCCGTCGGAGATCATCAAGCTTTATATGGTGTCGTAGCAAGCGGTACTACAACGGTATCGGTGTATTACCAAGTCAATTAAGGGGCATTACAGGAGAGCACAATGAATAAAAAGCAATTAGAGGCAGCTGCAAAATCATACGCACGAGCAGCGCTCGCATCCGTAGCAGCTTTGTATATGTCGGGTATTACTGATCCAAAAGTATTAGCTAATGCCTTTATCGCCGGCCTCGTAGGTCCGCTACTTAAAGCGGTACAACCAAGCGAGAAGCAATACGGCATAGGCTCTAAATGATCCGGGCCCTGATAGGGGCAATGGTGGGGACTTTGCTCCTATCGGGGTGCGGTTATCAAGGATGGGTAAGATATGAGTGCCAAGAATACGAAAACTGGACAAAGCCTGAGTGCACTCCGCCTCAATGCGAAGTTACCGGCACCTGCACTAAGGACCTTATTACGACAGATGAGTAAAGAAAATAAACGTTTATCCCCTGAGGATATTCACGCTCGCCTGATATTTTTAATTGGCGCGGTTTTAGCTTTAACCTTTTTTGTAATTACGGGCGGTGCCGTATACGCGCTTGTCTTTGTCACTCAGCCCGTAGGAGCTCAAGCGCCTAACGATCGAGACTTTATACAACTTTTACAAACCTTGGCCATATTCTTAACCGGAGCCCTTGGCGGCGTGTTAGCCGGTAATGGTCTAAAGTCTAAACCTAAAGAGCACCCTAAGGCCGACACGCCAAACACGAATACGCTTTGATATCTGACAAAAAGCCTTCATACTGATACTACAAACGCTGAGAGGGCTACTCGGTTAGTAGCTTGATCGGCCTTAACAAAGGGCTAAGTAATGAATAGTTTAGATATATTGATCGGTTTGGCAGCCTGCGGTATGGGCTTTATGTTTATGGTAATCGGTTACTCCATAGGACACCGACAAGGGCACGGCGAGGGGTTTGTACGTGGCCGCGCTATTGCGCAAGCTCTGAAAGACAAGGAGCTAATCTAATGGGGTTTTTAGACAATTACGAGGATGTAAACGCTCGTATTAAGCGCTTTAGAGCAGAATTTCCATCCGGGCGATTAATCGCCTACATCGAGGACATCGATATTATTAAGGGCACAATCCTCGTAAAAGCTGAGGCATACCGTGAGTACGAGGATATGGTGCCTAGCGCCGTGGATTACGCTTTTGGTAACGTCTCAACGTATCCAAACAATATGAAAAAATGGTTTATAGAGGACACGATTACCTCAGCTTACGGGCGCGTTATCGGGTTATTAACGCCAAGTGAGCACGCACGGCCTACCGTACAAGATATGCAAAAGGTAGAGACTTTACCGGCAGACTCGGATCCGTGGAGTACAAAGGCCTCGATCGAGGATATGGCTACGATGGCTAGTGGCATTTTAGAGATTGGTAAAAGCCTAGGCGGTGAGTTAGTAGCTGAGGCTCCTCGATGTGCTCATGGCACGATGATATGGGCCGAGGGCACGGCCAAGGCAACGGGTAAACCGTGGGCCGCTTACAAGTGCACCGAGCGCGTACGAGCTAATCAATGTAACCCATATTGGCACGTGCTTGGCTCAGATGGAAAATGGAAGCCTCAAGTATGAGCGAGCTAACCTATATTAAGGACGGTCTAG